ATGGCACAAGTATTTAGGGTTCCGGTCATTAGCTGGACTCATTCGTCCGCTATACGGAGCCTCACAAGTAAAGTATTATTGGGCGATGATTTTATTAACTCTTGTATTCAGCTCGAGAAAGCAGCAAATTTGTCCGTTTCAAAAGAGAGGTTCGTCTTTGAGCAGTTCAGGGATAGTTTTCCCAACTATTACAAACGTCTTAACTACACCATGTTACACGAATTGGCGTCTAGATCTCCTGAAGTGGCCCAATGGTTACGCAAGACTAATGACGTTTGAAAGGTGATTGCCGATCAACCGGATTACATGCGTGATTATGTGTCACCTCAGGATTTCGAGAAGGTTAAGTCAGGTATTGAAGCGTACAAACAAGTGTTGAAAGATAGAGGTGAAAAGACCAGAAAACTCGCTGACGAGTACCGCCGCCAAGTCGAAGACTTGCAGCGTGAAGAAGCTAAGAAACTTGAATTAGCACGTCAGAATGATCTTGTGTTTATCTGGTCTATGTCTTCATCACATCTACCATTGGATCGACAGGTTGATATTGTTATTGCACATTTAGAAAAGGACGCTGCTAAGCGAGAAGCCTTGCAGCAAGTGATCGACGATGATGTGAAACAAATGAAGATCCAGGCACTTAAAGATTGAAAGGAAGGTAAGTTTAAACGGGATAAATACCCTTTGGATGACATCGGATTCGCGCTTCATTAACTACTGAGTATCTTAAGAATTTTATACGAGTCTGAACTGATTACAGGCCAATTTCACGTGAACTGACCTTTCATAGGGAGTCACTTCTCTGAGATCCTGTATTACTAGTTAAGCATTTTCTAGTAAAATCACCTATAGCTTTATTTAATAGTGTAGCGGTTGGGATGAAGTTCGAAAAGGTGTCTAAATTCGAGCTGCCTAAATGTTTCCCTAAGAAATGGGCGTATAGAGTGGTCAGTTCAGTAAATTCTACAATTTCGACAGCTAAAAAGGTATTTGAATTTAAGTCTTTTCTTCCAAGTGATCCTATTGATTTGCCAATACCGCAATCTTCAGTTTGTAAATTTGTTGGTTATTTGCCTTTCAAGGTGGGATCGCGCGGTATGGATGTTACCTATCCAAATAGTGATTTTGATAACTATTGTCTGGATAATAATCTCCATCATAAATTAGGGTGGCCACAAGTCTTTAAAGATAAGGTATTACTTAGCGGTGGCTGTGACACCATCTTACCTAATTTACAATCGATGGCAACTCCGCCGCCATCTAAGTTTACTTATGATGACATGGTGGAAGCTATTATTGCAAGGAAGGATACTATTGATTTACCTACTTTACCGCTGCCTCAAGTATCTTGGATAGATTCTTTAAGAATTAACGTCACTGCATTCCCAGGTTTCTTCAGTTCGTTATTTTACGGTAACACGCGGGCTGATACATCTGAAATGTCGTCAATTGTTGCTAAAGATCTTTTCAAGAGAGTCTTAGGCGGGAGGACACACGCACTGGAATTGTGGCGTTTCGGGTCTCGTCCGAAAGTAGTCGATCTCAGTGAAACAGGTAAAACACTGCGGTCCCGACCAATTGCCATGTGTGATGATGTCATTTCGAAGTTGTGCTCAGTAGTTTCCCAGCCGTTAACAGAGGCTCTGGTCAGATCGCCTTATTCTGAATTATTTGTAGGCCGCGCACTTGGTTATGATGAGGTTCGTTATATTGAGAAGAAGATATATTCGCCCCATCATATCTGTGCTTCACCAGATTGGTCCCAATATGATAATCATATCTATGAGGAGTTAATTGTGGTGGCATGCGCCATTCTAAGGCAGTGTGTTCCGTCGGGGTTCGGTATGACCAATTTATTTTACTATATATGTTCAACAATAGTTGATAAGTTCGTGGTATTGGACCCCGGTTTGGTCTTCAAAATAATGAAGGGTTTGCCCTCTGGCCATCCTTTCACTTCACTAGTGAATACTATAATTAATTGGGTTTTGTGGTCGACAATTTTCTATAAGTATTGTAAACGGACTGGACGGCCGCTTGACAACGATTTTGCTACAATCTGTTCAGGGGACGACACTTTGCTGAAATTACCGAAAGATATTAACATACAATTATTACAAGAGATAATAGATTCATCGGGTATGAAACTTGATCCAATTATTAATTCCATTGGACTGTTTTATACTACTAATGGTACAGATGGTGTGTCTTTCCTTAGGCGTCGCTTTCACTTCGATGGCGACATTTCTTGGGATTACTTATATCTTATTGAAAAGATGAGATTTCCTGAGATTAAGTCTGAAGGAAATGTACACCAGCTTATTGAGAGGACTCGTGGCTATCTACGAATGGGTCCAGGAAAAGCGGAATCCACTAATCTAATTCTTGGTTATTTAAAGCACCTCGGTGCAAAAGAATTTCATGATAATGTTTCTGCGTATCAGCAAATCTATTTACCTTATTTACAAGATTTACATTTGGAATTTTGTGATAATTATTTAAATAAGTCTGGTTTTGGCGAACTACGAAAGGAAGGCTGAGAACTCGAGCGGTCATCCAAGATGAAGGTCGTTGTAACCAAGATGTCATTAGATAAAGAATACTTTAGTGCAGGTGTTCGCAAGTTCAATAAACTTTTGTGATCAAAGTTACCTGAATCTCTCTTTGAAAAGTTTACTGGCTTGCCCCAATTAAATCTGAACACTCGTTTCAGGCGTTTGAGTGGAGTTGACGATACAACAGCTAAAACACTGGCATTAAAATCACCATAATTATTTGTTTAACAATTTTAGTTAGCCGTTGCCGAGAATACATGGGAGACTACTGGTCTAGAGTACTGCAAAACTGGTAGTTCTCCGCAAACAATACCAAGTTGGGCGAGTCATGTGGCAGTCTAGTGATCACATGTGGAGTGGTG